TTTGGTACAGGTAAAATTGCATCAATATCTTTTACACCAAGAGCTTGATACATTCTTTTATATGCCTCATATAAATTATGCTGTTTTGGATCTGATTGAGCCATTTGTAATTGTGTCTGTGCCAAGGTAACTCGTTGTGACATTGAGAATATGTTTGGATCTGATACAGGCATGATATCAACACGCTCATCAAAATCAGATGCTTTAAAAACTGCTGCTGCGTTTTTACCTACTTCATACGGATAAACTTGTGGATAAAAATCTTTAAACACAGTAGCCAATAAATTAAATTCTGTCTTTTGTGCGTAGTGTAATCTTTTGTGAATAGCGCTCATTACTCTTGAACCACGCTCAATTAAAGCCATTGTAGTTCCAACAGGCGCATTAGCAGCAACGCTGTCACCTATTTTTTGATCAGCAATTGTGGCAAAACGTTGACCTGACTGTACAACGAAACCTAAGAGTTGAAACAAAGTTGCGCTCGGCTCTTTGTAAGGTAAAGGCATGAGTCCTGCACGCAAGTCACCACTTGGTGCATCTACGTCTCTAAACTCACCAGGTTGTAACGGATTATCATCATCACGTATTCTTAATCCTCTTGCTTTAAATCCTGCTGGTAAGTTAGATAAAGTTCCTGCATCAATTAATTGTCTTAAAGCAGACGTTGCAGTTCTAGATAATCCACCTAACATGTGAATCAAACCAAAACCATAAAATCCTAGGCCAGGTAAAAACTTGTAGTGTACAAAGTATTGTTTCTTTTTCTTAAAAGAATCCTCTTCTTCAAAGTTTCTGTAAATTGATAATACTTGTTGTGAGCCTTCATCTATAGTTACAATGTATGGTAATTTTATTCCGTCATCATTTTCGTAACCTGGTACGTCAAGATCACAATGTATTTCTAATAAAGTATAGACATCATTCTTATATGCTGAACCAGTAGGTCTTACACCATCTAGTTTATTAACAGCTTCTTGAACGTTTGAATTGCTTGGTTCATTTTGGTATTGAAGATCTACATCTTTGTAAATACCTTGTACCTGCATCTTTCTAACTTCGTTTTCATTTCTTTTAATTACATGTGTAACTCTTTCAGCTGTTGCTAAATCAGTTGCACTATAAGGTACTATTAAATCTTCACTTGGNACAAACTTCGATACTGCTCTATTAAGGGTTGTATCAAAATAAATTTTCTTAAATGCCGATCCTGATAAAGGTAGATAAAATAACATTTGGTCCAAATCTGGATCAAAATCTTCCATGACATGCATAATTTGATAGTTCATAAATTCTTGGACACGCTGTGCCTGTTCTTCTTTCTGAGCATTTTGCTCACCAATAATTTGTGTTCTCACAGGGCCATTAGCTGGTAATAATTCTTTATAAGCTTGTGCTTGAAACTGTGTGACTGTTTCAGCAAGCAAAGGATGTGTAACACCACTAGCTCCTTGAAAGGGTTGAGATCTATCTTCGTAATTAAATCCTAGTAATTTTAAACCCTTTGAGTATGAATCATACCATTCATCTCTTGATGATTTATCATCTTTGTATTCCTGCATAAGATCTGAAGACAAATTTTGTAAATCTTCTTCATCAATAAACTCAGCTAAATTTGCATCAAATCTATCTTCTGGTGGTGTTTCAACGGGATTAATGATAGCTCCACCATCATCTGTCATTTCGACGTTTTCTATTGTTAATTCATCTTCTGGTGTTTCAACAGTAATCGACTCAGATACGACCTCCGACGGCTCACCTGTAATTCTTCTTTCAACCATTAAGCTACCTCAAATATATCAATCATCTCAACAAGTCCACCTCTGGCTTTGTGGGTTTTGTATGGTTCTAGCATTTCTTCTGTAATTTTGATAGCAAAAGATGGTGTTGTATTCTTGTCAGTAGGTAATGACATTCTTTCAACTCTATAATTTGGATTAGTATTTAGTAATCTATCCGCTTGATTTTGATTTGTTAGAGTAGCTACCATATTACCATTTTGATCTGTAATTTTATACACAACATTTGCTCCAGTTTTTGTCTGCACGTTAAGAACAACTAGTTCTGAGTTGTTAGACTTTGCTTGGGTTTTTAGTATTTTTTCTATAGTTGATGTATAGTGCTTACCGTCTGGTGTTTTAGCATTAGGTCCACCGTAGAACTCAGACATACCAATACCTTTGTATTCTGAACCTTTAAATTCACCTCTAGCGGTAAAATAATCTATTTGTTCCTTCTTATCTGCCGCTCTTACATCCATTGGTGTAGCTGAATTACCTTTAAAATTGTATCTGTCGATGACAAACTGATCAGGTGTAACAGCATAATATTCTGGTACATTATCTTCTTTTAAAACAAATTTTCTGTATGCAAGTTCAAACAAATCTTTTTTAATTAAGGCATCAGCCCATTCTTCTCTTTTCTTAAATGGTATATCTGGGAATAATCCGTCATATGTTTTGCTGTCTATAACAATAAGTTCGTTTATCATCTCATCAATGTTTTGTGTTAATGCCTCTTTTAATCTTGTAACAGAAGCAGGATCAAGTTCTCTTGTTTCAATATATCTGTTAATNATCTCATCTACNTCAGCATCTAGCTTAACTAATTTTTCTCCAATTAAATCAACTTCTGTTTGTGATCTTTTTAATGGTCTAAACACTGATTTGTTTTCCTCAAAAAACTCTAGTGCTTGATTACCTATTCGACTTAATTCTGGCAGTGTGGTTGACTCTTTGCCTTCGTCTTGTATTTTTCTTAAAGTGGCAACAAGTTTTTGTTTTCNACCAGCTGCCGCTTGCATAATATCTGATTGTATCTCATCAGCAAATGCTACACGAACCACGCCGCTTGTATCTATTGCTGATCCTTTTGCTATGTCTGTATCTAAGTCTCTCGCTTTAACAATAAGCTCGTCTATCTGATCAACTAAACCTGGGCTTATTTCATTTAAAGAGTCTCCATAATCAACAAGCATTCTCTCCAAAGATAAATCATTTATGACGTCAAGGTCTGCTTGATTTAAACCTCTTCTTACACCTTCTCTATTTAATTTGTTTATCGCCTCAGCATACAAACCAGAAAGTTGTCTTTGCACTCTTTCTCTTTCACGAGTAAGACCTGGTATATTTGATTTAGTCTGTGGTGCTGATATTTTTGTTGGTAGTATTGCATTACGATCCGTGAGCCGTGTCCAACCAACTATGTATGATTCATCAGGTATACCAAACCCGTGTTGAGAGATACTCTCACCTTGAAAAATTCCTTGTGGATCAGCGCCTGAATCGCCAGGTAATTTGTTTTTAGGTATGTATAAAACTCTTTCACGTTGCGTGTCTGATATGTAACCTGGTTCTGCGTAGCCTGAATATGCTGTAGGTTTCTCGCCATACGGATTAATGATCTCGGACCCCTGACCTGTAGCATGAACATGCATGCCTCTAATAGGTGACTGACGTAAATGATCAATGACTTGTTTTTTTGGTATTGGTGTATTCTCATCATAGATACGAAGCAAAGATTCTATTTGGTAATCTCTAAATTCAGAATCTCTAATTCTATTTTTACGGAAGAAATCAAGTAAAGCTTTTTTATTAATAAATATTTCTGGGGTATCTGGTCTTGCCAAAACTCTTTCTATGTCAGAATAGAAGACACCTGTGATTGGTTGATTTGTTTTTGGTGTTACAGCTATATCCGTACCTGTTACATCATCAACTAAATTAACCTTGTCATTATCCTCTGGTGTTGGATCAAACACATCATCTTNTTTNTTAATTTTTTCTTGTTCTAAACTTTGTTTTTGTTTCTTTGTTGGATTATTTAAATTTTCTTTTGGTGTTGGTATTGGTGCTGTTTCGTTTACAGGTGGCTTTGTAAATAGTTTAAAGAAAGGTAATTTAAGATTTGCTTGCTCCATTTCTCCTGTAAAAATATTTTCTGTTGGTTGCACATCAAAAGTTTTTGTCATCGGTGCAGCAGATGTTTTCTGCTCTATGTCAAATACATCTTCTTTTGGTTTTTCCTCACCAAAAGAACGTTTCGTGCCTTTTGCTGCATCGCCAAACTCTACAGTAATTCTTGGTTTTGGCTGTAATAACTCCTGTTCCTCTTCAAATATATCGTCCACGTCTCCTACTAAACCTCCTGATTGAAAAGTAGCTTTTTCTTTAAACATTTTTTCATAATCTTTTTTAGCCTTTGCTATTTTGTTTGCAGCAGTTATTGCTTGATTAACTTCTTTTTGTGTAAGTATACCTTTATCCATTGCATTGATCATTAGTCCAGATAATTTTTCATCAATAGGCATAGCTTTT